TGTGTACTTCTGCATCAAGGCAAAGGACGCAGGATTCGATACTTATTTAGACCACCACCTGTCCAACGCAATTGGACACGTTGGGTCTTACACTTATTCATGGAACGACTACAATGGCCCTAGCGACTTTCAGCGACCTCCAGACATCGGTAGCCAACTACCTCGGACGGAGTGACCTCACCAGCCAGATTCCTGACTTTATCTCCCTAGCGGAGTTGCGCCTATCCCGCGACATTCGTACCCGCAGGATGCTCAAGACCGCTACGGCAAGTATGACCGTAGGCGACCCGACGGTAGGACTGCCAAGCGACTTTCTGTCCATCCGTGATGTGTTTATCCAAGGCTTGCCGAGAACGGTAGTTTCTTACGTCTCACCAAGCATTTTCTCTAGCAACTCCCGCGCAGACCAGATTGGACTGCCGGTGTTCTACACAATGCGTAGCAACGAGCTAGAGTTCGCGCCAAAGCCTGACAGCGCCTACGTCTTGCAGATGCTTTACTACTTCAAGCCCGTGGTTCTGTCGTCAGGCAATACCAGCAACGAATTCTTGGCTAACTACCCAGACGCGCTACTCTACGCTTCCCTCTTAGAGGCAGAGCCGTACCTTATGAACGACCCGCGTACACAAACGTGGTCAAGCCTCTACAACCAAGCAATAACCCGCATCAACACCTCCGACGAGGAGAGTGAGTTTTCTGGTGTTCCCTTAGTTATGACCGTTACAACGAGGTAATAAAATGGCAGAATTTAGCGATTATTTAGAGGACAAAGTCCTAGACCACGTTCTCCGCAATGTTTCTTATAGTTCACCCACGACGGTGTACGTTGGACTCTACACATCTAACCCGACAGACACGAACTCTGGTACGGAAGTAACTGGTGGCTCCTATGCCCGCCAAGTCCTGTCCGTGACCACGGCTTCGGGTGGAATCGTTACCTCTAGCGCAGACGTTACATTCCCACAATGTACGGCTTCGTGGGGTTCTGTTGGGTTCATTGGCATTTTGGACGCTATTACTAGCGGCAATTTGCTTATGCACACAGCCTTGACGACTGCTAAGACAATCGACACGGGCGACATTCTCAAGATTACCTCTGGCAACCTTACGGTAACGCTGGACTAAATGGCATTACTGACCCTTGAAGAACTAGACCGCTTCGGGAGTCTTGATTCATTACCGTTCTCGCTAGACTCGAACTGGATGGATTGCGGGATTCAAGGCCCGTACACGCTAGAAGAACTAGACTACTTTAGCACCAGCATTGACGCACTAGCGTTTAGTTTGGATAGCCCAATCTGGACTTCTGCCGACACAGAAATCTGCCTCATCTACGCCCCCCAAAACATCACGGGCGTGGGTACTGTAAACGCTATACCTCAGTTCTTTGAGACCGCCCAAGCCCTAATTACGGCTAACGGACAGGTCTCGGCAGATGGTACGAGATTGCGTACGATTCAAGGTGCGGTTAATGGTTCGGGAACGGTCTCTGCTGACGGTACAAGAAGCCGATTGGTAGGGGCAATTATTACCTCTGCTGGCGATGTTGTTGCTTCTGTGCAGCGCACAAGGTTTGCGGATGGTAGCGTCTCTGCCAACGGGCAGCTAAGCACAACCGCCAACACAATTGCAAGCGTGGTGGGTAGTATTTCTGCGGTAGGCTCGGTAAGTGCGCTTGCGGCGCGTTTACGGGACGTTGTAGGGGCTATAAACGCCTCTGGCAACCTAGTATCAGACGCGGTAAGACTTCGCCTTGTAGACGGTTCTATAACGGCAGAAGGGTTCCTAACCGCAAACGCTGGGTTCGAGTTTGATGTCCACGCGGATGTCGTGGCTACTGGTACTCTGAACGCCCTAGCAGGGATTATTTACTCGGTTTCAGGGCAGGTGGCAAGCAACGGACAGCTTACCTGCACGCTTTACAAGTTTGGCGAGGAGTGGGCTTTAGTCCCTGACCAGCCAAACACATGGACTGCGGCTAATTTCCAAAGCGACACATGGACACAGGCATCGACCAGTTCGGACACATGGACACCTATTTCTGCCCAAAACGACGTTTGGACACAACAATCTTCGGGAAGTAACACATGGCAATAACAAGAGTTACCTTTGGAGAGTGGCTACCTGACCAGCCAGGGGTTATCGGTGCGCTGACCACGGCTAGAAACTGCTACCCAAAGGCTGTTGGGTACGGCCCGTTTCCGCAAGAAGTGGACTACTCAGACGACGCTCCACAGACGCTTACGGCTGCGGCTGCCGCCAAGGACACAAATAGCATCACCACAATTTACGCCGCAGGTACGACTCGGCTATTTAAGTTGGACACCTCAGACTTTTCGTGGGACGACATTTCTGCGACCACATACTCTGGGACAAGCGGGTGGAAGTTTACGCAGTTCGGGAACTCCCTGATTGCGGCTAACGAGTCCAACACCATGCAGTACATAGACGTTATGTCGGGGACTACCTTTGCAAACCTAGCAATAGACGCTCCTAAAGCCAAGTTCGTGACCGTGGTTAGGGATTTTGTGGTGTCTGGCTACCAAACTGACAACAAAAACCGTATCCAATGGTCGGGCATTAACAACGAGAAAACGTGGACTACCTCTGCCACAACACAGGCTGACTTCCAAGACGTTCCTGACGGCGGGTTCGTGCAAGGGGTTACGGGTGGCGAGTTCGGGCTAGTCCTGCTAGAGCGCAGTATCGTGCGGATGTCCTACGTTGGAACCCCGCTGATATTCCAGTTCGACAACATTGCTAGGAACCGTGGGTGCTTTGAGCCAAACTCGGTCATACAATGGCAGGGCATTACCTATTTCTTGGGCGACGACGGGTTCTACGCTTGCGACGGGCAGAACCTAAAGAACATAGGCGCGGAGAAGGTCAATCGGTACTTTTTTAACTCGCTAAAAGAGTCGGATTTGGGCAACATGAGTGCCGCGATTGACCCAATTAACAACCTGGTGGTTTGGGGCTACCCAAGCGTGGATACGGACTACCGCGCCCTGATTTACCACATCGCTACCGGCAAGTGGTCTTACGCAGATTCGTCTGCAACCCGTGTTGCGCCGGTTTCTACCCCGTCTATTACCTTAGAGGGGCTAGACGCTTTCTCGGCAAGCCTAGACGCGCTAGGTATTTCGCTAGATAGCCGTAACTGGCTAGGCGGCAAACTTCTTTTGCTAGGCATCAAGGGTTCAAAGTTAATCACCTTCACGGGTGCGGCTAAGACCGCAACGATTGAGACTTCGGACATTGAGTCGCCAGCCAATCAGTCGATGGTTACGATGATTAAGCCAATCGTAGACAACGGGACGGGTAGTGCTTCTGTGGCTTCTAGGCTACAACTGAACCAAACCGTGTCCTTTCCTTCGGTTACGGCAGCCAATAGCGAGAACCGCATAGGCACTAGGTCTTACGGCAGATACCACAGGGTAAAACTCCAGCCGTCGGGCGATTGGACGACAGCTATTGGAATGGATGTAGAGATTCAACAAGCAGGGACTAGATAATGTTTCGTGTTCTACCGTACCAAGGTGGAGACCCACGGCAGATTTCCGAGGTGGTCAACAACCTGATGAACGGCAAGTCCAATAATACGGGGACGATTACGCTTGCCACGGGCAATGCGACCACGACTACTCTGGTAGACGAGCGTATTTCTGTATATACAAAAATTGTCCTGATTCCATTCTCGGATGCGGCAGAGGCAGATTCTGCCCCATACGGCGCGTTTCAGGACACGACAGACCAGAACGTAACGACGACCTCGAACGAGTACATCATCAGTTGCAACACGACTGATTACAGCAACGGGGTAGTTTTAGATAACACCAACAAGTTCCGTGTGCGTAATTACGGGATTTATAACATTCAATTTAGCATCCAGTTTGCCAACGCGGACAACCAGATTCAAGACGTAGACATATGGTTCAAAAAAGGTAGCGGAAGCGGGGCTGCTTCCAACATCGCGGGAAGTAACAGCAAGTTCTCAGTTCCAGAGAGCCACGGCGGCACAGACGGACACCTGATTGCGGCGCTTAACTTTTTCCTAGAATTACAGGCAGACGACTACGTTCAGCTTGCTTGGTCGTCAACCGACACGGACTGCGGAATCGAGCATCTGGCGGCGCAGACAAGCCCAACAAGACCGTCAACCCCGTCTGTAATCGTTACCGTGAACTACATTGCTCCGGCGGCGTACTCAAACATTTACGTCTCTGCTCAACAGCAGGGACAGGCAACCATAAGCCACTATGCCAACTCTACGGCAGACAAGACTTATGCTTACATTTTGGTTGGATAATCTTTATAATAGGTGATATATGGCAGAACAAGTCACAACCTCGCAAATTGACCCCGCGTTAAGACCGTTTCTTACACAGGGATTAGAACGCGCCAGAGAGTTATTCCTGACAGGGCCACAGCCCACGTTCTTCCCAGGCCAAACCTATGTCTCACCATCGGCGCAGACAGAACAAGCCCTAGCCCAACAGGAGGCTTTGGCTACCGGCGCACAGCCAACACTCCAACAGGCACAGCAAGCCTACCAAGCATCTCTGGGGCAGATTGGACAGACAGCCGCAGGTGGCTTCTTACAGGGTTCGCCCTACCAACAGGCGATGCTACAAGCCGCTACCCGCCCCCTTACCCAACAGTTCGGCGAGCAGGTATTACCAGGCATTTCTAGCCTCTACTCACGCGCTGGTCGCTACGGGTCAGGCGCGATGGAGCGTGCCCTTGGCGGGGCTACGGAAGCCTACGGAAGGGCATTAGGCGACGTTACCTCTAACATCGTTGGTCAGGACTACGCCCGCGAGCGTGCATTGCAACAACAGGCCCAGCTTGGACAGGCATCACTAGCCCAAGCCGCCCCGTCGTTTTTCCAACAAGGATTTCTGCCTTCTCAGGCATTGGCACAGGTTGGTGCAGCGCAAGAACAGATTGCGGCGCAACCTCTGCAAGAACAGATTCAGAGATTCCAGTATTCGCAGCAACTACCGTACTCCCAACTTCAGTCATACCTGTCGAGTGTGTACGGAACCCCAATGGCATCTTCTATTTACCCGCAACAACCACAAGCCCAAACCAACAGATTGGGTCAAGCAATAGGCGGTGCGGGACTAGGTTACATGGCAGGAAATTTCTTAGGCGGTTCTGCGTTTGGTGTTCCTAGCCAATACATCGGTGCTGGATTAGGTGCGCTTGGTGGGTACTTTCTTTGATTAGACAGGTAACAAAAGAAAGTCTGCCGCAGTTTATAGAACTAGCAAAACAAATGCACCAAGAAAGCAGTTCGGTGGATTTGGAATTTTCTGAGCAAAACCTGAATCAGTTAATAGGTTCCCCGTCAACATTCTGTGTAATGTCGTACAGGGATAACGAAATAACCGGCGGGATGCTTGGATTTATTACCGAACATTATTTTTCTAAAGACAAAAAAGCGGTAGAGAGTGGTCTTTATGTTAAGCCACAGTTTAGAAACGGAATGACCGGTGTTCGGCTTATAAGAGAGTTTGAGCGTTGGGCCAAGCAAAACAACGCAAAGCATATTTGGATAGGTTACTCAACAGGGATAGGAGATATAGACAGAATGAAAGACTACTATCAATCCCTTGGGTACAACTACGAAGGATTCTTTTGTAGGAAGAAGATAAATGTGTAACCCAGTTCAAGAAATAAGAAACCTTGGTTCGGCAATTGATGACTATGTTTTACAGCCAATCAAAGAAGACCCAGTAGAGGCAATTGCTACCGCAGTTGGTTTTTACTATGGCGGCCCAGAAGGTGCGGCATTGGCTCGTGGGGGAACAAAATTAGCACAAGGCGAAGAACCAGAA